TGGTCTAGCTTCATCTAAGTATCTACTTGCGTAGATCTGCAGTAACGCTTCATCTGCTGATTCTACAGTTTCAGTCTGGTCTATAATTGGCCATCCTCTGCTCAGTAAGTCAACGTCCGCCGCTGCTGCATATGGCTGACTAGCATCACCACTGAGATCTGGGTCATTACCTTGTACCCAAAAGCGAGTTGCCGAATCTTCCGCACTCTCTTCTAGAGATGCAGAACTGACGTTCCCTGGGTACTCAAACACATTAATATCGGCACCAAACGCACTAACGGGTGCGAGCTCTCCAACAGGCAGCTTGCCCTCGGGCAGCGTTGATAGGTATGTCGCGAGGCTTGGTGGTATTAGTGGTAGAAACTTAAATATTTTTTTAAACTTATTAGTAACTTCGTCAAACTCGCAATCGATACGGTACTCAAAGCCATTAGGTACGTTGGAGTATTCGTCTAGTATGTCTCCAATTGGTTTTAACTCATAACCGCGTATAGTGCTGTTCCTCTGCTTTTTGTCGCTAGAAGGAGTCCCTTCGAATTGTATCCCTAGCGTAGAATTGTTTGCATAGGATCCGTAGGTAGAGTAGGTTACTGCAGGGGACACGGTAGCTTCGGCATCCGCTGCGGCTGGGCTAAAGGCTATGATGTTGCCAGCAGATACAAACTGAAAGTTATTTGCTCCGGGAGTACCAACCGAACTGATTGTATGGAAGCCATCTACTGTAGGGTTTAGATTCTCAATATATACAATTGCACCGAGGTTAAAGTTATGAGCTGCTTCTGTCGTGACCGTAACTACAGAATTGAGCCTCTGCCAGAAAGCAAGTCCAGAAGATGAAGTTAGTGCTGATGCTACCGTTAGGTCAGGTCCCTGATTGTCATAACTAAAAGTACTGTCATTTAAAACTTCTTTAACTTTTGCCTCTAAAGTATTAAAACCATTTCCGGAGTCTGTGACTTCAATTTTTTGACCCACTACTAATTGATGCGGCTGTTTTAAGATTATGGAAGCAACGTTTCCTGACCGACTGTATAGCTCAATCTCATTGAAAAGATCGATGCCTGGCTCAATTGCGTCATTAGCAAAGCTAAGATCAAAAAAATCATTCTCTAGCTCTCCAAGAATGTAGCGCGCATATTCGTAAGTGTCCTGTCTAATTTCTACAGTCATTATAGCAGGTTCTACGATTTGATCCGGAATTGTCTTAGTGACGCCTTGACCGGTTACGTACTCAGCTGTGGTAGTGAAGCTATCAGTACCGTTGGTAGTGAGGACGCTGTAATATCCGTTATATTGACGCCTATCTGTACCCCAGTCTAAATACACTGGCTCGCCCACAATGAAAGCGTATTCCGTAAAATCTAGATTTATAGTAGCAACACCGGCAACTACCTCTGCGTTGCCGCTGAATGAATTTGAAAAGGTTTGCCAAAGCACCCTGTTGTATAGATAGCTGGTAAATTCAGATGCCGAAACCTCTAGGTTTTTTGATACGATGTCATATGTTCTCGACCATATAATTCCGCCCCAAACCGTGACACCGTTTCTGGTAACAAAAAGTGCTCTTGTACCGGGCAGAGTGTTTTCATAGAGACTTAGATTGTAAGTATCCTCTGTGATGGGTATGGATCCAGAAAAAGTCCCAGACTCCCGTAAGGATCGACTATAAGAGACGCCAACAAAGGGCACCTCGGCAAGCAAGGTATTGCTGACTAGGTCCACCACAAAATATCGGTAGTCTACTTGCGCAACTTGTCTCGTTTTTGTCATAATTGTCGTTTAGTCCTTAGAGTTAGCCTATCCAGCCTGACCTATACAATATTCTACAGCTTCCCGAACCGTTGTATGAGAGAGTATTGGGTCCTGGTTGTAGATATATCCAATCTAATAGGGTAGCCGTCTTATACCTACCACTAAGAACCGATTCACCCTCAATTAAGAGGACTTCTCGATTCATAGAATCAATTTCTAGAGTTTGACCGGACACAATAGAATCTACAATAGCTATGGAACCTCCGCCTACTCTAGATATGCGCACGGGGGATGCTGCAGAGGCACTAACTGGGCCAAAAAGCTCAAAGACTACAGGAACCGGAGTGTTGCCAAGGTTATTTACGGTGATCCCACCAGAGTTTAGACCCGCGGTTCGGAAGTTGTTTGCAGCTCCCTCCACCCACTCGTATTTTATGGGGTCCGCTGCTTTAAATCCCACTGAAAAGTTAGTTCGGCCACGCGCAGAGATGGTTTCAATTTGCGGAGCACCACTCAATCTGACATATGCAGCTTTTGCGACTGGAGATTCGTTAACAATAAGCCAATCAGCGGTTCGCACTAGATTAGTTGCTCTAATGAGCTTGTCGCGAGCTGCTGCGACTTGTGATGGGTCCTGGGTCAAGAAAGATCCGGTCAGTGTTATATTCCTAGCTCCATAGCGTCCTACAGCATCGTAGTCTCCGTCCCCCCAACCACGTCTTAGGGATGGGAGTTCAGGCTCGGCCTGCTGCCACCAGCCCTCTAAATCTGTCATAACCCAAACTACGCCGTTCTCATCGATAGTGTTTAGCGTTAAGGATCCTATAGCTACGTCAGCAGCTAACTTGAGCCCAGTTATGTGTGGTGTTGGTAGAGGACTAAGCCCTAAGTTTACTTTTTTATTTTCGTTTTCTTGCGCAGCAGCATTTGTTGTTGAATCATAATATTCATACATCAGAAGGCACCCTTTCTAACTTTGAAAGCAATTCTACGGGAAACTTCTTCAGCCAGTTCTTTAGCGTCCATGCCTGGAGTGGCGTATACATTAATTGTGTTAACTACACTTGGTTTATTGCTACTATTTTCAGCACCTGACAACACTTGGATAAGAGCTCTATCACGACGAGAGAGCCCACTAGGATCTAGTGGCTCAATGCGCTCTGGTCGCCCCGCCTCAGCCACAGTTACTATCTGACCACCGGATTGAGGTAGCACAACACCACCCTTAGCCAAGCGAGGGAGTTGAATTTCGGAAAGCAACGGCAAATTGAAGCCTAGCTTGTTGCCACCAATTAGTGGAACCCAATCTGGAACCTCAAATTGTATCTCGTTTATCTTAGAGATAATAAAGTTGAGCCCCTTAATCCAGAAATTCACGAATCCTTCTGCAAAACCGATTAGATTGTTAATTACGTCTTTGAAAAAAGTTTTAATATTATTGAATACGGTCTCAAAGAAGCCACCTATATTGCCAATTGCATCTTGGAAGAAGCCCACGAAGCCATCCCAAAAGAGCTTTAGATTCTCTACCGTTCTCCCAAAGCTCTCGGAAATACTTTCGCCGAGTCCAGTAAAGAAGGCACCAATGTTCCCTATGAGACCGGAGATGAAGTCGACAAAACCTTGCCAGATTTTTTTGCCAATCTCTGTCTGACTAAAGAAATAAACCAGGGCAGCTATTACTAAAGCGATTACAGTAATAATTGCGCCAAGAGGGTTAGTAGCGAATGCAACCCTAATTGCTGTACCGATACCTATAAGTATGGTTTTGATAAGTGTAAAAAGGCCCATAAAGACCCCTTTTATAAATGTACCAATTCCACCAAAGAATTTACCTAGTTTTATACCGTCTACTCCAATTAGGCTAAGACCTTTTCTTAGTAAGAGAATTGGTGTGGCAAGAGTGAAGAGTACACCAATAATCGGCAATAATACGAAGTTCAACAGTAATGTACCAGCGAGAGAGATAGCGTTAAAAATCTGGAGAACAGGGAACAATGCTCCAATAAAGTCCTGAGCTTGTTTAGTTTCTAGGACATCTTTAATAGTCCCAGCAATTAGGTTAAGAGTGTCAAAAAAGGACGTCAGTGCCCCGTCAGCAGTTAATGCATTTCCTATACCAACAAGGTTCTCAATTAGCTCCAGGAGCCCAGGGAGGCCTTCTAAGAAGCTGTTAAACAATGTTTCAAACTGAGGGCCTAAATCACGTAGTCCTTGTAAGAAGGCACCAATCTCAGGCCTAGCACCAAGCTCAAGTATGAAGCCTAGGATATCCCCAATTATTTGAAGAAGAATAATTCCATTGTCAGTTGCACCGGATAGGGTTTTCTTAAACTCTTCATTCTCGCCAAGTCCAGCAAAACCCGTACCAACAGTCTCTAGCCAGGTTAGTAGAGCTCCAGCAGCTCCGCTAGACGTGGCAGCAGTACCAAGAGCACCAAATCCAGAAAGAAATAAACCAAGAATGCCTACTAGTTGCTTGAGTATTGCATACGAGTCACCAAATGTTTTTGTTAAGTCCCCGTTCTCATTTAGACCCTTTAGATTAGCCAGAGAACCAGAAGTCCCCTTCTCTAGGTCCCCGAATAACGCAGTTATTACAGGCTGAGCCGCAACTAGAAGTTGTAAGAATATCCCAAAGACGTTACCAAGCACTGCTCCTAGTGTCTCGATGCTCCCACCTTCGGCTGACATCATTTCTAGGATGTCTATTACCGCTTGTCCACCACCGTTGTCTAAAATTCCATTGAAGAAACTCTGGCCAGCACGCCCTAGGGCTAAACCAAAGTTGTCAATAGCAGTTTCAAAGTCTTCAGTACGAAGAAGTTCCGTCTCTACTCTCTTAAAGCCAGAAATCAGGGATGGGATAAACCCTTTAGAAATTCTATTTTCTAATTCATCAAATAGCGGCTTTAGAGAAATTAAGTACTGAGCAAGAGCCTTTTGACTTGCATTCAGGCCAGCGAAAGGATCGTCTCCGCCTATGCTGGAAGGTACTACCCCATCTTTTTGCTGCTTCTGTAGGTCAGCAGCATTATCTTTCGCCCTACGGAAAGCTAGCTCTGCTTCTTCATACCCCAGCTGAGCTTCGCGGCGAGCACGAGAATTTGGCGGAAGGTCCTGAACTCGTATTAAATTCTCCCGGGCAACTTCCAGGTTAAGCGCAGCTCGAGACTCTGCGTTAGCTGCCGCCTCAGCGTCGAAGCCTAGTTGTTGAAGCTCTTCGCGTATTACAGCAATTGACTTACCAAGAGCCCCGTTTTGTTTCGTAGCTTTAGATACTGCAGCACCAATACCACTTAGGCCAATTTTGGCACCAATAGCCGCAATACCGAGTGTTACAAACCCTCCAGCAACCACCCCAAGAGCTGGGCCCGCTGCGGCGAGAACTCCAACCAATGTAACTAGTACTCCGCCAAGCGCACCAACAGCACCTACAACTCCTATAATGGCAGGGGAGAGGAAGTTGCTTATTCGTACTAAACTCTGTAACCTCTCCCTGGCTGCACGAGCAGGGCCCTCGATGGATTTAAATCCAGATCCAAGCTTTTTGAATACTCCGCCTTGCTCAGCGTTGAAAGCACTTACAAAAGACTTACCAACAGAACCTCCGGCGCTTCGAGCACTTGTCGAAACGCCGGTAAGGTCCTTCTTTAACTGTTGCGCAGCGCCAGCAGTAATAAACCGCACTAAGACTGATGCGCTACCTACAACTGCCATGATCTGCCTTTATGCCTTATCCACCGATAGGGGGGTCTAGTAGTGCACCAAATGGTGCTAGTGATTCACCCTTAACGTCAGTTGCAGGGGTGAAGCCTTTGCTTATGTACTTTGTTGTAGCCGGGTCCTGGAAGCCTAGATCTTCGTGATCATTGATATACTGACGACCACCAGAGCCGGCACTAGAGCTAGAGCTATCTATTGCATAGTTGTATGGCATTCCATACAATTCATAGAGCCCAGTGCGCATCTTAGACACAGATTCGGCCTCTTCCCCACTTTGGTAGTGGGTATCCTCTTCAAAGAAGTAGTGCAAAACGTCGCACATATCTTCTCCGTTCATTTCCTTGAGGTCTATTTTCATTGTTAGGGCTTTTCCATTTACGTAGTGCCAAAGATCGACTGCCCAGGTTAGGAGACCTTTGGCTGCTCTTCCGGGCGTGCCGTCAACTGACCAGTTATCCAGCCAACAATCTCTCCAAGAGCCTCTACGGTTACAATTTTATCTTTGCTATCGAGCAAGGCATCAAAGCGTTCATAGCTCTCTGAGATAAGAACATCTTTAAAGAATCCAGTAATCATCGCTGCTTGCTCTGCGGGATCTTCGCTTGCTACTTTAGCTGTTAGGTTTAGAAGAACTTTTCCTTGAATAGCTTTAACGCACTCAAACTCTTCCCCATGCAACTTAAACTTGGGGGATTCTTTTTCTCCTACAAAATTGCTACCAAAATCTTTCATTTCAGCCATCTCTGCATCTCTTTTCTATAGTCATTTATTGATAAAGGTACGTTAATACCTGTATCTATTCTACCGTAAGTGCTAGATAACTATTTTTGGCTTGACGAAGTATTTGAGCTGCCGCGTGAGGTACCTATTTGGCCTGTTCCCGGGGTGAAAAACACTGCTTGTATATATCATTCTTCCATTTTTAGAGAACTTTAAGTTCTTTCCGGAAGATGCAGTAATTATGTGAGGCTTTGTACCCTCGTGATGCGCGTAAGCGTAGTTTTTATCTGAGCCAATTATTACATATTGACCAGTGGAGTTACCTAGGTGTCTTTTATATATGGAGGACCTTAATGCGCCCGTTTTTACCCCCACACTTTTTCTTGCCTGCATCTGCGCCAGTACCGCTCGCTTCTCCACTTCGCGCCACAGAGGACCTGCTGGAGTATTTAAGAAAGTCTTAAGGGCGCTCTTATAAACGTTAACTTTAGTAATGGTATAGGTTGTAGTTATGCCACCGGTTACGCCGCGACCTCGACCTGCATTTTTAAAAGATCTAGCAGCTTTACCTATCGCATAAGTTGCCCAGGAGTCTGGTAGGCCTCTTGGCATATGGTTCCCCTTACGGTATTGTCATTGTCAACGTCATGTTGACAAGTTGAAAGCCACCTTCTGGTGGACTAACGTCTAGACTGACTACTATGCCCGGGCCATAGCCGCCTGTTTCATCCCACATGTCAAACTTCCTGGCTGACTCAAGAAGCACCCAAGAGTCGATTGCAGACTTACCCGAGTACTCTTGAATTTTTTCAGCAGACGGGGGCCTACCATTGACACCGACAGTTGGGACCTCGCGCGCAATAGAGATGCCAACAGTGGCACTCCTTGGTACGTAGCAACGCTGAGGCTGCCCAACCTCTTCACCGGGAGTTCCTAGGAATGCCTCTATAAAGTAAACAACGAGTTGATCACAATCAATAGCCGGCTGACCCATGGTCCAGTAGCGACGGTTAGGTAGCTCAACATTGTATTCCGCAAAAGCTGCCTCAATCCGAGGGACTATTCCGTCCAGCATGTTTTTCAGATTGAGGGCACCTTCGGCAACTCCTGATTGGTCAATTAGCATGTGTTACTCCTCAGTTGAGGTCTCCTGTACAGGGGACTCTTCTAATTCTACTTGCATTTCTACTTCCGGAGCTTTTTCAACCGGTGGCTTTGGCGCGGCAGTTTTTTTAACAGCCTTAGGGGCGGTTTTTGGCTGCGGAGCACCTAGCATGTCTTGGGCACGGAAGTTAGTTTGAGCTGACATAATATCTTCTTTCTTAATACATCTTGATCTGGAGGTTTCCAGATGCAAGTTCTTCTACCGAGCCTTCGGCAGTTGACCAGAGTTCCCAGGTCCCCGGGTCAACCATGCCAAGAGCGGCATTGGCTTTCGCATACGGGATGGTGAACGAAACTGTCAGCAAGGACTCGTCTGCACTGATATCGGAAGAATCCAATATAACGGATTTGGAGCCTCCGTAATTTCTCAACCTCACTTCTAGTGAGGGGTTGGGGAACAGAGGAGATAGATCAAGGATAGGCGATGAATCCCAAGTAACAGTGGACCCGATACTAGATACAAGATCATAATCTGAGTTCCTGGGAAGTTCTACTGTTTTTGGTGTGTACCTGCGAGCTCTTGGAGCATCTACAGAAAATACTTTTGCTTTTCGGCGAGCATTATCCGGGTTTACTACTTTTAGGAATAAATCAATCTCATATACTCCGGTACGCAGCTCATCAATAAACTCTTGGTTATCTAGGATTGTGTAAGACACTCCCTGACGTGACACAGACGTAACGCGCTGAGGCAGTTCACAATCTTCATCACCAGACCACAAGCGAGCAAACTCAATGGCCAATTTACGAGCTGCCATTTTGCCTGCTACGGGGACGGGAATTCCATAAGAATAAGTGATTTCAGTATTGCAAGGAGTCCAAGGAGTTCCCGCACTGACGTGAATAGTTGAATGATCTACTAGGTAATAGTTACTAGGATCAATAATGGTTCCCTGGCTGTTTCGCATTGAATGTATCTTAGTAACTGGACGACCGCGAAGTTTTATTCTAGAGTCAGCAGACATTCCATCTGCAGTCAGCTCGGAGTACTCATCGTAGTCACTAGAGGGAATGTTGTAGACACTTCCACCAAAAAGCACTGCACTATTAGTGTTTTTAGAAGGCCCCATGCGGTTGTTTCTAAGAGTGCAGGTATACCTCTCCGTAACAATTGTGACACCAGTATATTTTCTGCCCGACATGGCCCAAAGCAAGTTAGACGCAACCTGCACCGCCTCATCGGCATACTCGGTGAAGCCGTAGTTTCCCAGCTCTTCAGTTGTTATCCATAAATTACTAGCCATGATGTCCTTCTAAGTAAAACGGGCAATGCATCCAGTATCTAGGATACCAAGAGACGCATCGCCCGTTTAGCTACTTAACTTTCGCTTAGTCCTCGTTTGAACGAATTACGTTGTCTACAGTTACATCAGCATTGAAGTTGATGTTACCTGGGACGTTGTACTGACCTTCGGAAGTTGATGTTGGTGAGAACACCAAAGCAGTAGGTGCAGTTACGGTGGTTACGCCAGCATCTGCAGCAACCTTAGCGTAAGAGATTGTCTTGGCAGTTACGTTAGTCAGTGTGTATGTACCGTTGTAGGTCAAATCAATTCCCTCAACATTGACAGTTTCGCCAACCGTAAATCCATGAGTGTCCTCAAGTGTAAGGATTGCCTTGTTAGAGAGGATCTCTTTCTTAGTTACATTGAACTTGGCACTTGTATCTAGGTTAGTGATCTCAGTGTAGCCACCAGACACGCTGTCCCAGGTAAAGAACCCGGACAGGCCAGTTGGGGCCCAGTCAGCACGCGAGTAGCTGTATGGACGCTCTGCAGCAACTGGGAACTCCCAGCGGCCGTCGGGTCCAGACATAAAGGTGGCATTTCCTAGCCCGTAGCCTTCGAAAGTAGTGGCAAGCATGCCGTTTTCAATAACACGGTCACCTGATAGACGTAGTTTTGCATATGGGAATACCCAGTGGAAGTAGGGAAGAACATTAGCCTTCTTGCCTTCCTTTACAGCATGAGACCAGGCTTCAATTGCAACACCGTTACCAGCTGGGTCGTCGCCGACACCAGGTGATGCGTAACCAATTGACTTATTGGCTCCGTTCACGTTCTTACGTAGCAACAGTCCACCAGAGATAAGAGCAGATAGCTCAGAGTCTGGCTCGCAGATAGCAAGTTCCATAGTGATTCGCTTTAGAGTGTCCGGAGCCTTGTAAGTCACGCAAACAACGCCATTAGCGTTCTTTTCGGTGATCTCGTCGCCTTCTTCATACTCTGGGGTGAACGAGGCACGCATGAAGCCGCTAGTTACATAGCTGTCTCCAGGGCCGTTTAGCAGGTTGCCAGCTGAATCTAGGCGAGTGACACGGACTGACACACCTTGAATGCTGGCTGCATATTCTTGAGTAGCCATTTAGCTATTCTCCTTATTTCTTGATTAAGCTGTTAGATCAACTCTGACAGCTAGGTGGATGGATGTGTCAAAGTAAACTGCCGCTGGGCGGATTGCCTTGATACGCATGTCATTTGCATTACCCGACACGTCATAAGCTTGCGCTAGATTGTCGTTTACGACGTCGACGTCACCAAGGTATACCTTGACAGCGCCTGTGCCATAAATCCATTTGTTGATGCCTGATGCAGCAGCACCAGTTGCACCTGTTGGGCCATTACCTGAATAGCCTGCACCCACAACTACAGGGGTGCCAAGTCTAGTGACAAGAGTCCCGTCTTTTGACGTCTCTAATCTATTATTTAGAAGCGAAGCTACGTCGCTGGTCATGTGGATTACTCCAAGCTCACCGGCATTTGAAGCAACCGCCATTGAGCGCTCTAGTTCAGCAAGGGCTAAAATAGCACCAAGTGCAGTTCCACTGTTAACTAAAGCAGTTCCGGCATCAGATAGGGCTTTATTGTCGTGCGACTCTCCTTTACGGATAGCACCGTCCCAAAGTTCTGCCTCTATGGACTTCTGGCTCATGCCTTCGATCTGACGAGACAGTCTAGCAATTCTGTCAATAGCGTTGAAACTTAGTCCCGAGCGCGTCTCGGTCAATTCGATAAAAAACGGCTTGATGTCATCGTAGTAGTTGATAACTCCGCCGGCAACTACAGATCCGCTGGTGCTGTCTGTGTCATCCCAGTTTTTGAGCTCCTGTACGGTGGTTTCCCATTCTTGGGCAAAACCTCGGACCCACTGGTCCTCTCCTGGAGCGTTCTCTGGCTCAACAACAGCAAGTAGACCAAAGGCGGATGGCACGATTGCGGGTGCCGATACTACGCCTGTCTTAGTGAAAGCCATTTCATTCCTTACTTAAGAACTTAAAATTTAGGGGGTGGGAGCCCCCCGAGCCTAAGCCCGGGGAGCCACCCTATTCAATTACTTTTTAGAGCTCGATTGCAGCTGCAGTAGCGCCACCAGTGGTGTCGCGTAGGGCAGCGGCTACACCGTTGACCGAGATGGTTGAAGTTACCTTTAGAGATTCGATGCCAACCTTGGCAACGTTCTCGAAGGTCTCAACGAACATCTTGTAGTCGTTGGTGCCGACCAGGCTGGAGTCGCGGATGATTCCGAGGTCCAGGGTACCTCCGTCTAGGAACAAGAATGTTCCTTCGGCGAATAGGTACCAGTCGAAGCTGTCTGCGAACTCGGTCATAACGCCCGTAGCCTGTGCGCCAAAAGCGCCTGCATCAAGAGATGCAATTAGGTCGACGTTTGCACCGGCTAGGTAACCGTTGATCTCGGACTGGCCGACACCTAGGGTTCCGTCGCCTGGCATTGACAGAGTCAAGTCAGCGGACATTGCGTCATACACCCAAGCTGGGACGATTGCCTTTAGGCGAGCGTCTGGCGATAGGCGGTGACGGCTACGGTAACCAGCTGCTGCACGGCGGATCTGGACTAGGAAGTCGCGACCAAAGCCGATTAGTGAGGTGGTAGTGATAGAGGTTGATGCTGCACCAATAGCGGACAGCAAGTTAACCTCTGCCTCGCGTGCGTGCTGAGTTAGACCAAGCTCGTTGTGACGAGCGATCAACTCTGGGTACGCGCGAGTCATTAGGTTACCGAACTGCATCTGTAGAGTTACAGCGTCAGTTGATACTACGTTTTCTCCAGCAGCAACAACGGTAAGGCTAGCTTTTGTTGCGCCACCTGGGGTAACGTCAGTAGCAGCAGTCCATACACCAACAGCATCTGCGTGAGCAGACAGGGTTGGAGGAGTTACGAAGCGAACGCCACCACGGTCAGCCTGGAACGCAGGAAGTGCGTCACGAACTGGACGTGCGGTGGTGCCACCAATGCTGTAGACCTCATAGCGGACTTCGGCTGGGGCAGCGTGTCCACCAGAAGCAATAAGGGCTTCTGAGGAAGTTACAGCCTCAATCTTTGCAGCGTTCTCTAGAGGGTCTGAGGACAATATGCGGTCTTCTGCGTACTGTGTGGTGAAAGATGCAACAATGTGCTGCTCTCCGTCGCCACCGTTTACACGGCGAAGAGAGTGAAGTCTCTTTTCCATGGCCTGAGCAACATCAGACATGCTATTAATAGTGCTTCCCGCGGTGTATCCAGGAATGTCAGCGCCAGCAGTGATTGCCACTGGAGCCTCTGTTACCCGAACTACTGGTTGACGGTCGGCTGGGGCCTCGAAAGGCTGTTCAGCTGCAGCGGTCACTGCCTGCTCCTTCTGCTCTTCTACGAGAGCTGTTGATGTTTCAATAATTTCTTCTGACGAAAGCTCTGCTTCTTCTACCACTTCGGCAACTGCTTCTGCAGTCTCCTCTGTAGATAGTTCGGCGGATTCTTCGGTTGGGGTTGATAGTTCAGAACCGTCTACCTGATTAGTTGATGCTTCGATTGTGGCGTCCTCGACAACCTCGATAACCTCTTCGGTAACAACTTCTCCCTCAGCAGAGAACTCTGCTTCGGTATCGGTTGTAGCTTCAGTGATTTCTTCGATGGCAGCCTCAGTCTCGACTGAAGTCTCTGCGACAGCTTCTTCAACTACAACTTCTGCTACCTCTTCGGTAGAAAGTTCAGTTTCGGTTGTAGTCTCTTCGACAACGGCGTCTCCTGCAGCCTCGAGGGAGGTCTCGTCAGAAGCGGATGCCTTAATTGACATCTCTTCTTCTTCCTCTTCCTTTTCCTCTTCTTCGGCTGGCATTTCCTCTGCCTCTACCTCGGTCTCAGGGGTTACCTCTTCTGGAGTTTCTTCCATAGGGGCTTCCTCTACCATAGGCTCATCTTCGGTCATGGCCATTTCCTCTCCGACGTCCTCTGCTCCACCCTTGACACGGGCAGTAGCTTCAGCAGCACGGGCTGCAAGTTCTGCAGTCTGAGCTTCGCGGTTTGATAGTTCTCCGCGTACCATGTCTAGAGAGTCAGCTAGTAACGTCATAGCATCAACTGTCTCAGGAGTCGGGTCTTCACCCTCAACCATTTCAAACTGCGAGATGATGTCTGCTTGTAGCTCTGCGACTTGTTCGTCACCAAGCTCAGAAATTGCATCTAGCTGAGTCTTTATCTGGTCGTACACTGTACCTCCTAGGCCAGTTATTTTTGGATGTCTAGCATCCTTGATTACAGTCAAGGCCGAGGGACTCTGCGTAAAAACGAGAGGCGCTCCACCTAGGGATAATTTTACCCTACTTTTTAGGTAAGGAGTCGGAGCAACTTGCTCATCTCAGATTGAACTTCACCCTGAGAGTACAGATCTGCACCCGACATGTAGGATTTCAAACTTTGCGTAGCAATATTTGCATCCTCTTTACCGATTTTTGCCTCGACTCGGGTAATCATTTTCTTGATTAAATCCTTTAGTCCAAACGGTAGATCGCTAAACTTTAGTTTTTCTGCGTCCTTACCGAAAGGCAGGGGCAGATTCGAAATAACCTTGCCCAACTCTCCGGCAGTTGCGCGAACATTCTCCAACGCTTCTGAATTTAAGGCTTTTGAGTCAATTCGGTCGATCATGCCGATCAGCTCGCCGCTTGCGTCCGCAGAAGCCCGATAGTCACCAGCAAAGTCTAGGTTTTCAGCATCTTCAGCTTTTTTCAATGCTTTTGCCAGACCTGCAACACCTAAGTTCTGTTTTAGGCGAGCTAGAACTGTGCGGTACTTACCTTTTGCGTCACGTGGCTGGTTTACACCAGAAACGTATTTAGGCTTACCGTCCTCATCTAGATCCTCAATGTCCGCCTTACCAGATTTGACTGCTTTAGCTGCTTCAATCTCTTTTTCGGTTTGCTTGTCGGCTTCAGACTTTGCGTCTTTTAGCTTCTTTAGCTCAGTTTCAGAGATTTCATCTTTCGGGACAGCAGCCACCACTGTTTCAACAGGTAAGTCGCAACCACAATCAGAATTTGCTGCGGCAGTGATTGATCTACGCATTAAGTCAACCTTGTCGGCTGCTTCCGTAGAGTTTGCATAAGCCCATCCCTGAGGAATCATACTAAATCCCTTTAATTGACGAGCACGCTTGGTTATGTGCTTACGCACTGCGGATTTCTCAGAGTCTTTTGCTCTTCCGTACGCTTTAATGGAGTTTTGTAAATCAGAAGTGTCACGAATGGGGTAAGAGCCATCTTTCATGGCGTAGCCCTTTTCTGCTAACTCCATCCTTAGATCACTTGGGATCTTAGCCAGCTCTGATACGGCAGCCGCAATTAGTGATTTTTCCTTCATCAGGGTAGCGCTAGCGGTTATTGCCTCTAGATTGGCCTCGCGAAGAGATTTCTTGGCAGCCCTTACTCTCATCTTTAGGTCTGGAGCAGTAGCGGCGAGCTGACCTAGAGTGTTTGCTTTCTGAGATAACGTCTGAACTGCTTGGCTTTTTAGTACTGCCATGTGGCTAGCTCCAGCGGCAACAAGCGCGAATATTTTGCCGGATGCAATCATTGCACGTGCAGTAGGGAATCCAGGAACGTTAACTTGACAAACAGCAACCAGTTCTAAGGACCCATTAATTGGACGCCAGTCCCCAGAAGGTGCTGAGGCGCGAAGTGCTCGTATCTGCATTTCATCAGCGTCTGGACGCAAGCAGCCAGATACCCAAATACCAAACTGATCCTCGCCAGCATGTACATCTGCAATAGCTGAGGCGGTGTCGTCGTAATGTCTGGCAGCAGATGAGGCGTCCGCATTTAGTGGAGCATGGCCACCAGCAAGGGTTAGTTGACCAACAGTGACATCAGTGCCCTCGGCAGTACTAACTACTCCAGTGTTGAAGTATGCGTACTTGCTACGAGATCGAGGAGGCTTAGTTGAGCGTGGCAGTCCAATGTGGCTAATGTGCCACGCGGCTATGTGTCCGTAGACACGACCGTCTTTATCTATAGTTAATGGCGTTGGCTTGAGAAGTTTCTGGTCAGCAAACCATTGGGCAGGTGGTGCCATTGGAATCTCGGACTCTAGGTAC